ATTCGCGCGCGACATCTTCCCGCCCGGCTTCTTCGCCATCGAACCAGGCAAGTGGCTGCCAGACGACACGGTGAAGGAAGAAATCCGCAAGCAGGTGGCGCCCGTCACCAAGGTGGTGGACACGTTCTTTCTCTCGGGCGAATGGGAGCAGGCCAAGGCCGAAATGGGCATTGACCTGTGCGCGGGCAACACCGCGCTTCTGGTGCTGAAAGGCACTCAGGCCAAGCCCTGCCGTTTCGTGGTGGCCCCCATGGACGAGATCATGTTTGAGAATGGTCCGTTCAATGACATCACCGGCGTGTTCTGGGAGCGGAAATGGCCGCTGCGCGCCATCGCCGAGGAGTTCCCGAACGGTAAGTTTTCCGATGAATTGCGGCAGCGCATAGACAAGACGCCCGAAGGCACGATCACGCTCTATCAGGACACGGTGTGGGACAAGAAAACCAGCCGCTGGGTGCGTCATGCCTGGTGTGACGGTAATCAGGACATGATCATCGAAACCACCACGAGCCGCACCTGCCCATGGGTGACGCCGCGCTATTTCCGCGTGCCAGGCGAAGTCTATGGCCGGGGCGTGCTGATGCTGGCCATGCCGGCGATCCGCACGCTGAACGTGGCGCAGAAGATCATGCTTCAGGCGGCGGCCATTGCCATGCTGGGCATTTACACGGCAATCGATGATGGCGTGTTTAACCCCGATAATAGCCCCTTGCAGCCGGGCGTGTTCTGGAAGGTGGCGCGCAATGGCGGGGTGCTGGGGCCAAGCGTGATGCGCTTTCCGGACCCGCGCATCGACCTTGCCGGCATCCCCATCGACAAGCTTCAGATGCAAGTGAAAAGCGCCATGAACGACAAGGCGCTGCCGCCCGACACCGGCGCGGTGCGGAGCCCCACAGAGATCATCGAGCGGGTGAAGCAGATCGCCTTTGATGACGTTGGCGCTTTCGGGCGGCTGGTGCATGAGGGCGTGGTGCCGCTGGTGAAGCGCTGTGTGGAAATCGCCTATGACCTTGGGCTGCTGGGCCGCGAGATCAACATCGATGATTTCATATTGCGGGTGGAAGTGCGCTCGCCCATGGCCATGGCGCGCCAGCAGATGCGCAGCGAGAGCATCATGCAGTATTTCCAGATCGTGACAGCGGTTTATGGCGACAATCCGCAGATGGTGGACCAGATGGTGCATCGCGACAAGGCGCTGGCGCATGTGGCCGAGGCGCTGATGGTGCCGGAGGATGTGCTGGTGACGACAAGCGAACGCGAGAAGATTGCCGAGGCGCAGGCCCAGGCGCAAACCGCCCAGATGGTGGCCAGCGCGGCCATGGCGGCGCCGGAACAGGCGGTGGCGGCGGCAGAAGCCGCGGGAGGCATGGCATCATGAGCACTGACGCTTCAAATGGCGGCACCAGCATTGACGTTTCAATCAGCGACCTGATGGCGGGGCTTGGCGGTGACGCCACGCTCAGAGACCTGTTCTCGCTCACCGATGACCGGGTGAAGGCGCTGAACATGGCGCGGCAACTGAAGGATGCGCAGCGCAAGCCGGTGGCCGCCGCCGTGGCGCGGGTGCTGGCGAGTGATGACGGCAAGGTGCTGTTTCAGGCGCTGCTGGACATGACGTTCCGCAGCCATGCGGATGTGGCGGGCATGGGCCTGCCATCCGATATCGCGCTGCAACAGCTGGTGGCGGAGAACGCGCGCAAGGAACTCGTGGTGCAGCTGGTGAAGCTGGCCCGGGAAGGGGTGGCGGAATAGGCCGCCGCCCGCAAATCAAGAGGCAATGAACCATGGCAGATGAACAAGCCCCGCCGCCAGGTGGCGGACAGCAAATACCGCCGCCAGGCAGCGCGGGTGGCACGGGAGAAGGTGCGGGTGGCGCAGGCGGCACGGGTAACACGGGTGGCGACTTGCCCGTGTGGAAGACGCTGGGCATTCCTGAGCACATGCTGAAAGACAGCGCCGAAGCCACGCTGGCGGAAGTCTATAAGGGCTTTCGCGGTTTTCAGGAAAAGCAATCGGCTCAAGGGCCGGTTGGCAAATCGGCGGATGACTACAAGTTCGAATTCGCGGATGAGATCAAGCCGTGGTTCGGCAATGCCGATGACCCGGCCCTGGCCAATTTCCGCGCGGTGGCGCACAAGTTCGGGCTGCCGGTGAAGACGGCAAACGCCATTCTGAACGAGGTGTTTGGCCCGCTCGCCAAGGACGGCAAGCTGCCAAAGCCCTATTCGCCGCAGGCCGAGCTGGACGCCATGGCCAAGATGCTGGGAAAGACCGGGGCCGAAGCCGCCCCGGCCATCGAACAGGCGCAGACCGAACTGCAGGCCTGGGCCGCCAACACCGGCCAGCAATTGAAGCTGACGGAAGACGAGCAGATCGAGCTCGAAAGCCTGTTGCTCAATGCCTCGGGCTTCGGGCTGCTGCGCAAGCTGCAAGGGGCGGGCGGCGGTGACGGTTTCCGGCTGGGTGGCAAAACTCCTGGCGCGCTGACACGCGCCGAGCTCGAGGCGATGCAGAATGACCCGCGCTTTGATCCGGCCTCCTCGAGATTCGATAAGGCCTTCCGCCAGCGCTATGAGGATGGCTGGCGCGCGCTGCCGCTGGAGCAGCTGAACCGCCGCTGATTGCCCCCAGCGTGCCGGAACAGCCGGGCCGGATGCCTTGACGGGCATCCGGCCCGATTAGTTTCCACGCCCAGGCACGGGGGCGGACCTCCGCCGCCGCCGGTTTACCTTACCAGGCCCGGCTTCGCGGCAAGTCTATCCAACCCGGTGATGAACAGAACCCTCATCAACGGAGACAATCCAAATGACTATTCAGGCCGATGCACATTATGTGCAGCAGTACAACAGCCGCGTCACCCACATCTACCAGAACAAGGGCTTTCTTCTGAAGGGCATGTTCATGCCCGAGAACAAGATTGAAGGCTCGACGGCCTATTGGCCGATCCATGGTTCCACCGTGGCCCGCAAGAAGCAGCGCCACATTCGCGCCAGCGAAGGCAACATCGCCAAGTCAATGCGGAGCGCCACGCTTCAGACCTGGGAAACCTTCGATTACGTCGGCCAGTTCGACATGGTGCGCCAGACGGTGAACGAGAAGGAAAGCCTGCAACAGGCGGGCGCCATGGCGCTGGGCCGCGCGGTGGACCAGGAACTGATGGACCTGCTGAACGCCAATGCGCCGACAGCGGGAAACAGCTGGCTCGACACCGGCGCGGCCGCGCTTGGCCTCGATCAGGTGATGCTGCTGATTGCCCGCTTCATGGGCAACGCGAAGATCCCGGCTGACGGGCAAATCTACGGCGCGCTGAATGCCCTGGCCTGGCAGCTGCTGAGCGGCTTCAAGCAGTTTTCGAGCTCCGATTATGTGGGACCCGACCTGCCATTCCGCCAGCGGACGCAGGCCAAAACCTGGAACTTCGTGAATTGGGTGCTGCTGCCGGATGATTACTTCCCGGTGCCGGCGGCTAACCGCGCGGACCTGTTCCTGTGGCACAAGCCCGCCGTGGGCTGGTGCGACAATGTAGGCGAAAACCTGCGCAGCACCTTCGCCTGGGACAACGGCTATGGCGAATGGTCACTCCGGCAGGAAGCCGAAGGCGCCGCGGTGTGCCTGCTGCCCGAAGGCCTGGCGCGGCTGCGCATCAAGACCGACGTCTCTGCCATCGCGCTCAACTAACGCCTCGTGACCGGGCCGCCATGACGGCGGCCCGGCGCCTGCCCTCAATTCAAACCGGAGAACACTTCTATGCCATTCGACGTCAAAGGACTGAACCGCCTCTATCAGCTGGGCACCAGCGGAACGCTGCAGCCCACGAATTTCTGGGGCTACGTGACCGCCGATGCGCACGCCACCATCATTGCGGCCAACTATTTCAACGCCCAGGCGCAGCACATGCGGGTGGGCGACATCATTCTGGCCACCACGGCCATCGGCGGCACGCCGCTGGCGCGCATGTATGTGGTGACAGCGGTGACCGCGACCACCGTGACCATCGCCGCCGTGACAGGCGCCGGCTGGACGTAACGAGATCGCGCCGCCCGTACTCATGGCCGGGCGGCGCGGACGGCCGGAGCGGCCCGGCCTCGGCCGCTCCGGTTTTTCATAGGCCGGAGGACACATGCCCATTACCGCCGACATCGACATTGTGAACGCCGCCTGCGCGCTGCTTTCCATCGACCCGTTGCAGAGCATGGGCGATGAAATGCCGGGCGGCCAGGCCGCGCAAATGCTTTATGACCCGATTGTGGAACTGTGCCTGGGCCTGGCGCCATGGTCTTTCTCGCGCCGCACCGGGCAATGCGCGCTGTTGGCCAGCGTCACCTCGCTTCTGGGCTATGGCTATGTGCATCAGCTGCCCGCCGACAGGATCGGCCTGCCGGACCGGCTGCTGGCCGATGCCACGGTTCCCGGATCGGCCATTCAGGCCTTCGAGTATGACGAGGAAGACCGTGTTCATTCGGACTGGAACCCGCTCTGGGCGCAATACACGGCGCGCACCCTGCCGGGGCGCTGGCACCCGGTGTTTCGCACGGCCGTGATCCATGCCGTGGCGGCTGGCTTCTGCGAGCTGCTGACCGGCAACAGCGGCATGGCGCAGGACCTGCACCAGAAGGCATTCGGCACGCCTTCCGAGACCTATCGCGGCGGGCTGATGCGCGCGGCGCTGGCAGCCGATGGCCGCAACACCCCGGCACGGCGGCTGCCGGAAGGCTCCAACCCGCTGCTCGTGGCCTGGAACGCATCATGAGCGGGCAGGCGGCGCGCCAGCAAGCGGTGTTCAACAGCCTCGAACTGGGGCCGCGCCTCCATGAACGATCTGAACTGAAATACTTCAACACCGGGCTGGCCTATGCCCAGAATGTGGAAGCCCTGCCGCAAGGCGGCTTCGCCGTGCGCGCTGGCTTGCGCCACATTGGCACCACGCTTTCCACCGCCGCGCGGATTGTGGATTTTCAGGCCAATAACGGCACGGTGTTCGACATCATCTATGGCGCATCGACGGCGGAAGCCTGGGGCCAAAGCGCCATGATCACCAGCTATTCGCACCCCTATAGCGAGGCGCAGGCCCGCGTGATGGACCATGCGCAGGCGCTGGACACGCTTTTGACATTCCACGAGGATGTGGCCCCGCAGCGCGCGCTGTTCAACCCTTCAGGCAACAGCTTCAGTGCCGGGGCGGCGCCGCTGACGAATATTCCGGCCTATGACTATGGCGCGACCTACACCAATGGCGTGGCGGCGGTGTGGGATATTGATTTTCAGGGGCTTGAAGTTGGCGCAGGTGGCAACAACGACGTGACGCTGGGCGTCTATACGCTGACCCTGAACGGAATTGAGACGCTGCAAATCAAATACGCCGGCAACAACACGACAAATGCGTCGCGCATCTTCACGGCCCTGGAACAGACCGGGCTGTTGAAAAGCGGCTTCACCGTTGCGGCCGGAAGTGGCGTTGATGTGCGCGTGACTTTCTCCGGCACGGGCAATGTAGGCGATGACTGGGCTTTGTCAGGCCGCTGCGTGAACAAGGCCGATGCCGCCGTGGTGACATACAAGACCACGGCGGGCGTGACGCCCGGAGAAGATATCATCTCAGCATCGCGCGGCTGGCCGCGCTGCGGGACGTTCTATCAGCAACGGCTGCTGATGGGCGGCCTCAAGAGCCTGCCCGGCAGCTGGATGGCCTCGCTTGCGGGTGAGTATTATAATTTCACGTCCAAGATCAAGGACGCGAATGGCAGCTTCGTGGCCATCATGGACGTGCCCGGCGGCGAGACGGTGCGCAGGATTGTGAACAACACCTTCCTGCTGATCATGACCTCCAACACCAATTACTGGATCGCCGGATCGCAGGATGGGCTGAAGAAAACCGAACCGCCCAAGCACATTCCGGCTTCCGACCACGGCATCGCGGCTGGCGTGCCGGTGATCCAGAATGAAGGCGCGGCCGTCTATGGCCACTCCTCCGGCGATTTCATCGGCGAGATGCGCTACACCGACACGGATGGCAATTATGTGTCGCTCGATATGTCCTTGCTGGCCTATCACCTTGTCGATGGGGTGATTGACCTGACGGCGCGGAAAAAGGCCGATCAGCAGGCCTGCAACCAGATTGCGGTGCTGAATGGCTCTGGCGCGCTGAACATCGCCTATGTACTGCGCGAGCAGGAGATCACCGGTTTCGCCCGCGTCAACAGCGGTTGCGCCTTCAAGGCCGTGAACGCCAATGGCCGGAACGAGCTGGCCGTGGTGACGGAACGTGGCGGCTCACGGCGGCTGGAACGCTTCGAGGCTGGCCTTCTGCTGGACGCGGCGGTGACGGTGACCAATGCGCCGGCCTCGGCCACGGTCAGCGGGCTTTCGCATCTGAACGGCTTCACAGTGTGGGCGCTGGCCGATGGCCATGTGTTCGGCCCCTTCGCGGTGAGCGGCGGGCAGATCACCCTGCCGATTGCCGCCAGCAGCATCACAGTGGGCACCTGGACGCCGCCCGTGGCAACCACGCTGCCGCTGCCCAGAACCCGTGGCGAGGGCATTGTGGTGAAGCGGAAAGGGCGCATTCACACGCTGCATGTGGAGA